CAATGACGTCCTCTAGTGCCTGTCCCTTTTGGCGTGCCTTAATGACAGCCGCAATCTGTCGCACAACTTCAGAAGCGTCCTGGCCTTGCATAGCCATCTGTGGTATCGCTTGAGAGAGTGCAGTAATGGAACCAAGAAGCGACTGGCGCATACTCTCGATTTCAATTTTTTCTAGTTCTTGGGTTACGTTAACTGTAAATGGAAGTTCACGCATTGCCATATCCCTGGAGATGAGTCCACCGCCAAGTGCTTGGAGCATAAAGATAAGTCCCTGTGCTGGGTTAAGGCCAGCAAGCATTCCATAACGGACATCGGCTGAGTAGTCACCCTTGATGTCTTTCTTAGGAGAGTAAGTAATTTCGTAAGGTGAACCTGAGTCAACACCACGAATTGTTTTTTCTTCTGGGAAAATTAATTCATCAACTTCAAAACAGATACTAATTACATCACGAAGAGCAGAAGCAAAGATTGCCTGTGCTGACTTGACTTGTGTGTCAAAGGCTCCCATAAGAGCCTGAACTCCTTGGCCAGTAACAACTGATGCGTTGATATTTCCTGTACGTGATTCAGGATAACGTGCACCAACACGAAGTTCTTGGTTAAGCAAGTTTTGTTCGGTGAACGCACCTGCTGGAATATTAAGTTCTACACGACGTACGCCTGCTGGGTTGGCTGTACGAATAACAGCGTCGCCACCAAGTTGCAACTCTTGTACATCTTGCGGAAGTACAATTGGAGCTTGAACAGATTTCTCTGCAGCTTCCATTGCGAGTAATGCAAAGCGGTTACGAAGTAACTGGATACCCAGGATGTCGTCAAACTGTCCGCGTAGTTCATCATCAATAGATGGCTTACGTGCTACTACAACCATCATCTTACCTAATGGATTCTTAGCACGTGATAGTACTAGGTTGTCCTTTGTAGGAATGTAGATGATTGATTGGTCTTTATCAAAGTAGCGAATCATTTCTACTTGAGTATTTAAGTCTTGCTTGTAACTTGCGCCACCTAGCAAAGAGTATTCATACTCAGGGAACAATGAAACTAACTCCGCCAAAGAAGTCATGTAGCGTTTTGCAAAGGCAATGCAGCGTCCGTAGCGGTCGAATTCTGGGTAAGCACCCACTGGGTTTTCTAGGCGGATACGTGGCATCTTTGCTTCCTCATCCAATTCAATAAAGAATGGGAGGAAACCGTAAGTTAGGTACCAGTCGGCACCTTGATACATCTGAACCGAAAGGTCAGAGTGAGCAAAATAATTGGAAGCGATACGTGTACGCTTGTCAGCAAACTGACGGGCTCTATCTGAAACAGAGTTGGCAGCAGAACAATTGACCGCAGGTAGTGGTGCCATAACCTCAGACAAGTCGCGTGCAACAATGTCGATAAAGTTAGCAACTACGTTAGCATCTACTCCGTCTGGGAAGAAGTCAGGATATACAGATGCAATGTTACCCTTGCGGACTGCAAGAACGTCAAGGTTACGACCATCGCGTTCAGCGTTGCGGAAGCGAAGGTTCTCGACTCTTGCCGCAACTTGTTCCATTGATAATGCCATTATTTACCCTTAATTCTACTTTTGTATAACTGAGCTTCTGTTGCACGCTTGCGTGCTTCATCAGCATTCTTTGCAGCTGCTGTTCCTTTAGCTGGCATCTTTAATGCTTCTCTTGCTTTAGCAATGCCTTCTGCATTAATCTGTGATTGACTCTTTGTTGGAGCGCTTACAATTGGAGAGGCAGAGCCTTCCTTATAAATTTTTTCTACAGTCTTGGCAGTCTTAATACCAGAGGCAGTTCTTGTTGCTACTTGTGCTGCACGGGCTAATCTTGCTGCAGCAACAATTGCTGCAATTGGTAGTGCCATTATTTTTTTCCAAGGTTTCCGCCGCCGCCGCCGAGGGCTCCGCCAGTATATGCCGATGCGCCTGAACCAACTGGCTTGTACGGTTGCTTATCCATTTTCATAGATGTTGGTTTAGTTGGAAGAATAATGTCTACTCTACGATTAGATGACATTCCCTTAACCGTCTTATTAGAAGCAACAGGTTCTTTTGTGCTTGCAGCGGTTACAACAAATTTGACATCAGGATTCTTTACTTTTGACTTTAAATACTCTGCTGTAGCCTTAGCACGATTCTTAGATAGTGCCATATTGTCAACGCCACCGCGTGAGTCAGCATGTCCACGGAGCGTTACTTTTGAAACGCCAGTCTTGTTAATCTTTGTTGCAATTCGATTGAGCTCATTTTTTTGAGCAGTAGTAAGGTTAAACTTGTTTGTCCCAAAATTAACCGATGTATCCTTTGGAGAACCACCATAAGTTGATTTCTTTTTAGAAGCATTTGCTCTTGCTTCATCTGCTGACTTTGCCATGATTTATCCTAACTATAAGTTTCTTGCCATTGCTCAGCAAATGCTTCATCTAAGTTCAATGACATTCTGCCTTGCTTCTGGTATTTGGTTGCCCAACGATTGTTTTGGTACTGCCCTACTTTGCTACCTTGCTGCATTAACTCACGTATACGAATGATGGCAAACCATAAAGCCATCACGCAGTCAGTTGGGTTCTTAGTATCTGGCTTCCAAGTAATGAGTTGCTGTACAAGAGACTTGAGTCCCTCAGAGCCTTCGTTGCTTGGTAGTTCAATAAGTCCATTGTCTTGGTAACGTCCATCATGGATAGTACCAAAGAGACTAGACATAGATGCTACACCGAAAGATGTGTCCCACTTGTTCTTACCAGTAAAGTGTGAGTTTAACTGGCAGCCATAGGTAGCCAGGTAGTTACGCAGGTCAGTATCCATAGCGTAGTACTTCTGGTGTGCGTTAATTTCCACACGGAATTCTTGGGGGTGGTACTTCTCGACCCACTCACGAATCAGAGCATTCTCCTTTTGAGGAGTAGGGTCTGACATGTTGACGCAGTCAAGTACATAGATTGTGCTGTCATCTCGGTTAAGAGTTACGGCAACAAATGCTGAACGACCAGATACGGCAGGGTCAAAACCAATTACTGTGTAGGTCGAGCCTGCTCTGGACGGGTGCCCTGGAGTACCAGGTTTAAGCGGTCCACGCTTTCGCATACCGTTAACACATCCTGCAACTGCTGTTGGCGCGAATATGGAATCGGACTGGACGTCTTCTTGCTGGTAGACCATAGCCCAGACAGATGCCGCAACTTCAGAGCGGCGCGTAAATAAAGAGGGTCCATCCCATTTCGGATAAAGTCCGTTGTCATCAGGCTCATCAATCTCGTTTTCCTGCATTGTGGTTTTAGGCCACAGCGTTCTCCAACTTTCAGGCTTCTCGTCAAACTGAAGTACGGCAGGCATTGCAAAGTAAGTAAAGGGTGATTTGCCACCAGACCACTGTTGAGGGTCACGTAGCATTTTGTATAGGTCAATTGGTGCAACTCGAGTGCCAACGATAATTAATTTACCATGTCGCCCAAGGCGGGTAATAACTTCTTTTTGAATCCACTCGAGCTGCTTTTCCCACTCGTGGGCGTTTGAGCCCATAACAGCATCATCGATTATAATCAGGTCAGCGCGAGCACCGTAAATCTGTGAGCCCATACCTAGGGCTTGGACCGTAGGGTCCTTTTCTCCAGAGTCGCGTCCTGTACCCAGGTAAATCATATCGGCAGACCATTGTGTTGAGTCCGCCTTATATCCCCCGTTAGGCCCGAAGGCTACTTGGAGTTTGGTGAAGGCTGGGTGGGAAAGTCTTGTTTTGATTGCGCCAAGGAATTTGCGAGCCATACCCTGAGTCTTAGATACGATAATGACTCGCGCATTGGGGTTGGTAACAATCTTATAGACGACATAGTTAGTCGTAATAACCGTACTCTTAGCATGCTCAGGCGGTACGTTAATAAGAACACGATTGGCAGCTCCTGGCTCATAGGTCATGGCTGGGTCTAGCCAGCGGGGGTCACGGCCCTCAATCAGGTCTACCCAGTCTAAATGATGCTCAAAGAGCTTAGTGTCTAGAAACTGCTCAGAGAAGTCGGGGAAGGATATATCGCCCAGTTCCTTTAGGTCAGTCTTGATGCCTTTACCCTCGAGGCGAGCAGCCTCGGCACGTTCTTTAAACTCGGCATCGGTTGCACACCATTGGCGGAATGCCACGTCTGAGCGGCCTACGGAGGCCATAGCCTGGGTAATCGTGCTACCCTGACTCAGTTGTTGCAAGGCTTTTTCCTGCGCCTCGCGCTTAGGGATATTCTGAATCCCAGGTTTTCTACCCATCAGTTGTCCCCATCATTTACAGTCATTTAACGCTAGCCGATTAACGGCAGAACTTCCCCATATTATTATATATTATATTATATATAGGA